GACATTGAAGGCATGGAAGGCTGCGAGATTGAATAATATGGATCCTCATAAGAGGTTCGAGCTTTGGAAAGCTGCATGTCCGAGAACAATGCATTTTCAGGCACTGAGTTTAAAATTGTAGGCTCGCCGTCTGGCCCATAAGTTGGCCGAGTAAATCGAATTGGCGTTTGTGCTCTTTCTTCTGCCGAAAAAAGAAGGCGATCCTGCGTTGCGCGAGCAAGAGCTTCGCCATAAATATGCTGATACATATCAAAAGGTTCTTTAATATTTTTATTAATGTAATCTGCACGAGCGATTTCTTCAAACTTCGCTGGATCACTTTGGTAAAGGCGGAGCTCCCAAGATCTTTCAAGATCATCTCTAAAATTGTCAAGCGACAAACGTCCATTTGGGGTGTTTGGGTCAATGCCATAAAACTCTGCGTGGTCGCGCAGCATCGGCTCGACATAAGCGTTCTTTTCTTCTTGCGCTTTTATTACAATGTTTTGCGCAGAGGAAACCTCTTGCTCAAAAAATTTAACGAGCGATGGTTCTGATTTTATATTAAATTTTTCAAAAGATTCCGGGCTGCTGCCTTGTTCAAGTCCACCTTTGTCTGAAACAAAATGCTGCAATTCATGCGCAACAATAGATCTTGCTTGCTCTTCGTCTTTGGCTCTCACATACACTTTTGGTTGGTAGTGATCTTCGCCCATCATTGCATAATATCCGTGGCCCTCGTACATTGGGTGAACTTTGACATCAAAAATAACATCTTGAAGCTCGGGAAAATCTTTCAGCAATTCAGGATGCACAACATCGTACGCTTGAATTGAGCTCGTCGGAGTGACGCCAATGTCTTTTTCAGGTGCACGGGAGAGCGTTAAACCTTCATCGCTAATTTCTTTAAATGGGCGAGGCTGCGGAGTTTCCGGCATTTCGCCATAGCGTTGATAGCGACCATATTGGTCCGGCAGTGGAGATTCAAGTTCATACGAGCCAAAATAGTTTTCTGGGCCGAAATGAATTCCTGTCTGAGAACGAATTTCTTCTGGTGCTCTGCCTTCTGCGCGCATTGTGTCTGCAATTGGCAAATTGGGATCTGTGCGTTTGACCGGCAAAAACATCGCCGCATAAGGCGCGACATCTTCTGCGACCTTTGCGCCCTTCAACAATGCGCCTTTGGCCATGCCGACATGAGACGGATCAAGGAAGCCAGATGCGAACTCAACTCTCTGGCCGAAGCCAGGATTGCCTGTCAGCTTGGTCGCGCCGTGGCCAAGGGTTGATGCGGCGGCAGACAATGGGGCAAACCCTGTCCCGAGCATTGCATTGGCGCTCTCGAATGGCGAAAGCAATCTACCGGACCATCCTCGTTCGCCGGATGCGTCGCGGCGAGCCTGATCGGCCAATGCGCGAGCCGAATCAGAGTGCTCCCGCAAGTTTTTGGAGTATTCTTGCCCGACTGCCGACAGACCTCTGCCGATTGGCGCAATAACGTTTTCCCCGACAGACCCAACAGCCGAAGCAACCTTCTTCATTGCGCGGTCGTAGGCTGATTCTTGTGCGTCAGCTTGCGGGACAATCGGCATTGCTGCCCCGCCCATAGGGTCCATCACCGGCTCGTCAAAGTTTGTGCCTCCGTCGGAGCGTTTGCGACGGAGGACAGTTTTTGCGAGATCGATGGGGTCGTGAGCCATTGCGTCACTCAATAGGCTTGATTGGCTGGCCGAGTTGGCCAATGTCGAGCGGAGCCTCGTTGCTCTCAAGGCGCGAGATCATTGAAGGATCAATGAGCGATGAAGCAATCGCCAGCCCAGCGGGGTTGGCGGCCATCTCCTCTGCGAACTTCATCGCCGCAATGCGCTCATCGCTTTCGCGGTCACGTTTGCGGTTGATCGCCTCAAGGCGAGCGTCCTCGCCGCGCATTTGGATGTCTTGCATTTTAAGCTGCATGTCTGCGACCTTCATCGGGTCGTATGGTGCAACGCCACCTTGTGCGCCTTGCTGGATCTTTGACACAGTCTCGGCGATCTTTGCTTCGGCAAGTTTCGATTTTGTGTCGGCGTCCTGCTGTTTGATTTTCATCGCTGCGACCTTTTCCTGCATTTCCGGCGGCATCTTGCCTTGTGCTTCCGGAGGGGCGAGGAACTGCTGCGGATTGGACCAACCGATTGCTTGCAGCGCGGCAGTATCAATCGCGATCGGATCATACATTGTCGGGTTCTGCTGCTGCAATTGCTTCAGCGCCATGATCTTCATAACACGCTGGCCGTGCGAGGCAGTGTTGGGGTCAGCTTGCGGCACAAGGTCGCAATTCTCAAGCGCAGAGAGGAATGTCTGCTGGTCCCACTGCTTCGCCGGTTTGCGGTTGCGCTGCCAGAAGCTCTCGGGATGATCCTTGAAGCAATCGGCCAGCAAGCGGAACTCTTCAGCTTGAGAAGCGTGCATGCGCTTGTGGACAGAGTTGAGAACCTTTGTGGCTTGCTCGATCATCGCCAGTGTTGTGCCGACCGGCGCGTCTGCGCGACCTTCGCCGACTTGCTGCTCGCTCGTGCCACCAATGCGCATGCCTGTTTCGGCCATGTTCTGGACGAGCGTCATCAATGCGCCAGAAGGCTCCTTGTAAGGCAGTGGCATGATGGCTTGGCGAATGTCCATGCCGCCGGTCTTGATCGGCGCACCGCCACCGGGAGGCACACGGAAGATGTTTGTGTTCTGGCGCAGCCCTTGATCCGAGAACAAGAAGCCCGGAAAGTTCGCATACATGCCTGCATCAAGCAACTCTCGCCAAGCAGCGGTGATGGCGTTGGTTGTGTTGCCCAGAATGTTCAACAGGCCAATGTCATAAAAGCCCATGCCAGGAACGAACGTGTACTTCACGAAGTTGGCTCTGGCTTCCGGCAGATCCTTTGTGTCTTCGTCGTAGTTGCGGACGATGGACAGAACCTCTTTCGTCGAAACGTCGATCGTCACGCGATATGGAATCTCGAGGCCTGTGATCTTGCTTTTCAGCTTGTGCTCAAAGCCAGGAATGTCCAGCTCGCAATAAACTTCATAGATCTCGCGATCGCGATCTTCTGGGTTGGAGCTTTCCTCGGAGAGGCCTTGCTGTGCCTTCTTTTCGCGCTGGACAGAGTCGAGCTTTGCCGGCAGCGGAGTGGACAGCTCAACATCGCGATAGACGCCGAGGATCTGAAGACGCTTGACGACACTCGGGCGCATCATTACGCGATGCGTCACACGCTTGGCGTTCTGAAGATCGGTCGCTGCGTTGTTGACGATCAGATCATCCGCATCAACTGACTCGCTGACCGGACGATTGCGCAGTGGGCAGAAGTAGATTTTCTTAAAGCTCGTGCCGCCGAAACCAAGCATGAACAGCATGCGGTCGGTGTCGGGATAATACTCTGGCGCTGTTGACGTCAGGTAATGATTCAAATCACGCTCAAGCGCACTGGCCAGCTGATCTTCTTCGAGGGTTGCGTTGTTGTCGTCGTTGCGGATCTTGACCGGACCGTCAGTCGGCAGCAACTCGGACCGAGCGTTGGCTTGAAAGCGCAACACTGCCTCAAGCAGCAGCGGATGGCGCACTCGGCTCATGCCTTCAACCGGCGCACCTTCAGCCGAGCCGCCCAGACCGGGAATCTCGATCTTGAGACCGAGCAAGCGCAGACCGTTTGAACGCTCTTCAATCCAATCCCGACGCGACGTCAGGTCGTTGTCAATGCCTCGGATCAACTCGTCGGCGATCGAGTAGAGCTGATCGTTGGGGAGCTCTTCAGCGAGGTTGCGGAACCAATTGGTCTTGTCTTCTTGCGCTGGCGCCGGATTGATCGGTCGGCCATCAAGGCTGATTGAGATTGAACCGTCGCCATGCTCGATCTCGAGCACATTGCCCTTTTGATCGAGGATCTCGCTGTCGGGCGCATCGCCGACCATCTCAAGGATGATGTCAGGCGCGACGATCGCAGGATCTTCTTCGTTTAAACGCAGATTCGGCACAAGGCCAGGAGTCATTGGCATGGTTCAATTCCTTCAGCTGCTGCGCGCTCCATCTCCTGCACGAATTGATCAATGCACTTGAAGGCTGCGTCTTTCTCGCTCGGCGCATCAACAACATAATGTCTGCGCTGATTGTGCGGGCTTTCGCCCCAAACGTCAACAGAATATTTGCCATCATGTCGCTGGTCGACTGCGGCTGTAGCTTTGACTGGTTCCATTTGATTACACCGGATAGAGAGGGTCGGCTGGTTTGCCTTCGTGCCGCATTGAATCGTAGACGCTCTGCTGGATCTCCTCGCCACGCTGCAGCATGCCGGTCGAGCGCAGATTGGCGAGGGCCATCGAGACCGTATCAACCAAGTCGTCGTGCTTCGCTTTGGGGAACAATCCGCACTGAACGATCACCTTCTCAGCCCATGCCTTGTCTGGCGCATAGACCAGCCCTTCACTGAACATGTGCTGAATGGCGTACACACGCGAGCGTTTGTCGACACCTTTGGGGTCGTACATTTGGACAGAGAACGCTGCCGAGCTGAACAGACGACGGATCTCCTGCGCGACTGAGTGGCCAGCTGCCTTGTTTTCAATCAGCAGCTTGTCAACCTGGAACTTGCGAGCGGTCTGGGAAACCTTCTCAACCAGATCAGGGAACTCAAGCCACTCCTCCCAAGCATACAGCAAGACGACCTTTGGGCCAGAGTGAACTGCTTGCGGCATACGGAACTTGATCTGTGTCGCCTCGTCAAATCGCTGGGCATGCTCAGCAACATCAATCAAGGTCGATCGGTTGCGATCCATAGGCTTGTTGGAGGCGAACTTGTTCGCATAGCTGGCTCGGTCGCCTGAGAACACTCCCCATATGGTCATGGCCGACGGGTCGTTCTCTTGCTTCTCAGTGTATGAAGTGTCGAGGGCTGCGACGATGTAGTCGCAGATCGGGAACACGTCGTTCTCCCAGACCTGCCACCAATCACGCTTTATGATGCCGCCACCTTTGACCTCTGGGCGCTGCTGGAGCTGGCCGGCAGCTGCGAATGGTCCGAGCGTTGCCTCAAGCTGAAGAACCTCCTGCTCGCCGAAACGCTCTGGCCAGAGCAGCTCGCCTTCACGCTCTCGGAGGATCTCGGCAGCTTGCGGATCTTTCGGGACACGTTTGCCATCGGACAGCACCTCAACGAGCGGCGCACCATCATCGTCGCATCCTCTCGGATCATCCCAACCAATGACGGTCTGCGTATGACGATCCATCTCATATCGCATCGGCAACATGAGATGTGTCCACTCGCCAACGTCTTTGGACAATATGTGGCCAGTGAGATCGTCTTCAGCCAATCGCTGCTGGATGATGATGAACGCACCGTCACGCGCATTGTTCAAACGAGTTGATAGCGCAGTGTCCCACCACTCGATCGTTGAGTGAATGGTCGCCTCGGAGAATGCCTCCTGCGCCGCATTCGGATCGTCCACGATGATGATGTTGCCGCCTTCGCCGGTCAGTGTCGAGCCGACCGATGTGCAGAGGCGTGTGCCAGCTCTGCTATTGTCGAACCTTGTTTTGGTGTTCTGGTCGCTGGTCAGCTTAAAACGATCACCCCAATACTTTTTGTACCAAGGCGACTCAATCAGGCGACGACATTTGACCGAATCGCGCAACGAGAGCTGCTGGCTGTATGATGCATGGAGGAACTGAACGCCAGGACCGCTGGTTGCGCTCTCCCAGCGACGAGACCATGTCCACGCCGGCAGTGCGACCGATGTCAAAGATGACTTCGACATGCGTGGCGGAATGTTGATGATCAATCGCTTGATGTCGCCATGAATGACTGCCTCGAGATGATACGAGACTGCCTCAAGCGCCATGCCATGACAGAACGGTGACGGATCGAAATAGCGCCAGCCGCCTTTGAAGAAGGAATAGAAATCCTCCTCGTAGTTGAGACGCTGCGCCTCCTCAAGCAGATCATCTGCCGAGAAGTTGTTCAACAAAGAGTCAATGTCCTGTTTGACTCTCATTCGTCGACCTCAACTCGACCTTCAATCGTTTTTGGCGCTTTGCGCATTTGTTCAATTAAGATGTTGCGCAGCTCTTCTCGAGCTTCAAACGACAACGCAGAAAGATCTGGCTTGACTTGATGCGTTACGGTTGCGTCCAACTGAGCCATGAGTCGATCGCCATACTTGCGCGGCGAGATTTTGCTGGTGTGCCACTTGCGCGCATCAACTCGCATTCGCGCACGGTTGATGTCCGGGTCATGATCGGCGATGTCAACCATCTGATCAAAGAAGTAATCGGCCTGGATTGCTCGCGCTCGCGCGTAACTGTCGAAAAGCTCTTGATCGCTCTGAACCCACTTCATAAATACAGAATAGTGCGGCATCTTTTCGTCGCTGCAAATGGTCGTGATAGCTTCACCATTCATCATGCGGAAAAGTATGTCTTCAAATACCTCGTGATCAATCTCTTTGGCCACAAAGTTTCTGTTGTGGGTCCGTTTCTTATTTACATTTGCCATCTCATGCCCTTCAATGACAACAAGTCAGTGAAAGGAAAGATGCGCCAAAAGTTCGAAAAAGAAAAGTCTGTGCTATGTTGTTAGCAACTGCTGGCACCAAAGGTCAAACAAAGAGGCAAAGTTATTTTCAACCAAAGGCTCGCCGACCTCAAAGCCATTGCGCCAGTCATTAATACGACGCGCATCAATCGGATAGGCTCGCCATTCCTCTTTGCCAAAATCGTAGGCACCAACCAACAGCACTGTGCGAATGCCATACGAGTTGATCTCGCGGTGCCAAGCAATTTGAGCAGGGCGAACTTCACGAGTGATTAGCTTCCCATTGTGAAACTCTCCCATCTTGAGCTCAACAGGAACCAACCTGCCCCCAACAACGATTTGAAGATCAGGAATGCCAATACCTGTCCCACGACGAGGCTCGTAGCTTTCAACCCACCAAGGCCAATTTTTCCGGACCCATTTTTTGAAGTCAGATTCATTCATTTTATCATTCCCATTCCGACACTTTCGGTTTCCGTTTTGTACCCCAATTTCCTTAACTCTTCCCCTATCTCTCTTCTCTCTCTCTTCTCTATAGAGTTTAAGAAATAGGGGGTAAGAACCGAAACGGAAACTTTAAACTTTGGTTTCACTCTTTGTCGTAAGTTTGTGAAGACCATCGACTATCGCCCACCGACTATAAACCACATTCAATCAAACCATTCAATTATCGCCCATCAACCCTCACCCATCGCCGAAATTTCTTCCACGCCCGCCCAACAAAGAATCCAGCCGAAACGAGGGCCACCGCACCCAAAATCCCCATGCCAAAAACCACCCCGAGAATAGGATAAAAGTCACCCATCTTTCTTCTCCCCTAGTGCAGCGCGGGCACATTCAAAAATACTATCTGCCAATTGCTCATAAGTAGAGTGTCTCCACGCCTCCGGCTCTGTGTTGCAGACTATTGTGTGCAGCGCCGCTTCCAGTTCCTTGTTGCGCTTGTCCTGCGCCTCAATGCGGTCGGCGGCTTCATTTGCTACGGGGCTAAACATGCCGCCAGTGTCGATAAACACTTCTGGAGAGCGCAGCCGCTTCACAAGATCGTCGGCCATCACGGTGCCTCGCACATGAAGATCTTGCCGGAGTTTCCGCATTTCGGGCAGGTCGTGCGCTTGATTATCTCTGCCATCTTCTCTGCTTTCATGGGCAGATAGACTGCAGCCCATTTGTGCTCGCAGTCGCCGCACTCAGCCCAAATTTCCTTCGAATTATTATTGGCCATCTTTGCTTCTCCCCTTTTTGCGAGACAGTGCAGCCATCTTGGCTTTCACAGACTTGATAAGAACTTCCTTGCGGGCACGCTGCTGTTTTGCGAAACTGGTATTCTTCAGAGCTTCTGACGGATTTGCCCATTTGCCATCGACGATCTCAAATTGCTGCAGCCCCAGTTTCTGTGCCTTTTGTTTCTCGCGGTATTTGCGCTGATATTCGCGCTGATATTCATTCATTTTCTTGCGTTTCTGCTCAGCAGTCAAGGTCGGTTTGCGACCACGCTTTTTCGGTGTTTTGGCGGCATTTTCTGCGTCAACTTGCGTTTGAGCATCGCGCTGCGCTTGCCACATATCAGACCACGACATACTTTCTTTGCGCGCGTCTTGCCATTTGAACTTCGCGTGAACGAAGAACGGATCTTCGAGCAGCCCTTTGACCGCATTCATATAAACCCGCACATCGCGAGCGAATGAATTGTCTTTCGCGTTCTCCGAACGCTGAACGCAGGTCTCGAGAATTTCGACCATCTTCGCGCAGCATTTGACGAGCCGACCATAATCCTTCGCTGAAACGACCTCGCCCGAATCAAGCATCGCTTGCTTAACACGTTCGTAGACCATTGCCATTTCTGCCATCTCACTCATTGTTTGCTCCCATTTTTCTATCTAAAAATTTGACGCAGCCGAAATTTGGCCCTGTTTTGAATTTGTAGTGCAGGCCATAGTCATCGTTCGTCCAAATCTCCATGGCTGCATTGTCTCTTGCGATCGGCTGTTTTGTTCCTTGCCAATCAAAAGCTCCGCACTCTGCGGAACCATCTTGACCTGTGGCGCGGAAATCCCAGAATTTGCACTCTTTGCACTTGCCCATCACTGCTCTCCGAAAACATCAGCCAACCAGCCGGATATAAGGGCTGCGACAGCCGTTAAGGCCATCGCAGTTATTTCAGCATGATCCGCCATCAGCTCGCCAGCTGCAGCAGAGCGTCCCGCACCTCGAGCTTGAGGCGGGAGCGTTCGCCGAGCCAAGCATTGAACAGTCGCGCATCAGCCTTCGCTCCGGCAGTGTGGTCGGCCCAGTGCGTGACCGCATTGAGTGTGCCCCAAGCATTGTCCGTGATGGCGCCGGGAGCATCCTTGAGCGAGCACAACACTTCATGCATCGTCTTGGAGCGATAGTTCTCGTCAGCGAGAATGCTCTCGAAATGAACGTCAGCCTTCATGCCTTCAGGCGTCGGCATGAAGAACGAGGCGAGGAAGCGCACATTGTCGAACTCGCTCATCTTGAGCTTGTTGAGCAGCTTGGCGTCCATGTGGGCCTGATGGATCTGCTCGCGAGCGAGACCGATAGCATCCTTGGCCTTGGCTGTGTCGAAGTTCGTCAGGTGATTCTGCGAATACTGCGCTGAGTCCTTGCCGAGAGCCATGGCCATCGTGTTGGCGCAAACCACTCGCACAGTCGTCGTGCGGACAGTGATCGCCTTGCCGACCTCGTGGGGCGACGTCAGCAGAATGTAGCCCTTCACGTGATCCTTGCGGTTCAGTGTGAAACCTTCCTGAACAGAGGCCAATGCCCAGATGATCTTGCCGCCACGGAGCGAGCCAGCGGTCTCGAGCTTTGCGCCACCGACCTCAGTGTATTCGCGGAAAAACTCGAGTGCGTCGCGGTTCTGGAATGGCTTCCAGACATCGCCTGTGACCGAGAGCACCTTGTTGTCCGAGTCACGCACAAGTGCGCGGCGCAGCGGCAGCTTGATCAGCTCGCCATCTTCTGCCTGAGCGAAGAGCGGCAGCTGGCGGACCTTCCAGTCGAGGCCAGCGGCGACGATCATCTCGTCGACAGAGCAGTTGGGGTCGATGCGATTGCCGAGGCCATGCCACGGAACAGCGTTAGCGAAAGCCATTGTTTCAATTTCGTGTGCCATTTTACTATCTCCATTTATCTGGCTTGATTGCCATTGACCTAATTAAACGCCATTCGGACAGAAAAGAAAACAGAAATATTCAAATCTGTCCGAATATTTTTACCACAGACCCTCGACAGCTTCCTCGAAGGTGCAGCCCTGACGGATGATGTCAGCAGCCTTGGTTTCGTCGTAGCTCTTCTCAGCGTCCCAGACGAACCAGACGATTGAGCCGAAGCGTGAATGCAGAGGCGCCACCGCATAGCGCGACAGCTCGCCGAAGATAACCTTGGGAGCAGCCAGCTGGCCACGCTTGGTGGCGTCATTGATGATCTCTTTCGGGAATTCCGAGCGCGAGACCGAGAGCAGAGTGGGCTTGTATTTGCGAGCCATGTTGGCCTCCTTAGATCCGGTCAAGAGCGTCAAACAGGCGATAGCCTGTGCGATTGTAGAGGTGATTCTTTTCGCGACGAGCGGCGTCAAGTGCGAGGTCGAGAGCCATATAGGAGGCCACATATTCGCCTTTGACGGTAAAGCTGTGAAACTGCCAATGTGCTGTGCGCGGAAGGCTCTTGATCGTTTCGGCAGCTTTCGGGCAGTTATGTTCGACTGGGCTGAGCATCTCATTCTCCGATTTACCATTTACCGGTCAAACCGACCGTGATTAGATTAAGCGCCATTACGACAGAAAAGAAAACAACTATTTTGGGATCATATCAAAATATTTTTGGCAATGGGGGAGGAGGTTACCGAGCCCCTCCCCCAAAGTGCCCTCTACCCCGAGATCAGACCACGACTACGTTGTCGTGAACCAGATCCCAAGCCAAATCGACGCGCCGACCGCCTTGCGCGAGGAAGTCCTCATATTTGATGCCCTTGGGACCGGCCAGCAAAACGATCGCCATGGAGGTGTAGCCTTTGGTTCCTTCGCGACGAGGATTGGCAGTGATGCCATCGCGCATCTTGAACACTCGCCCATCAAACATTGAATTGCGCCCTTTGCGGCCATTGGACTCAGACTTTGCTTTCTTGGGAGCCTTGACTGCCTTCACTTCCTTCACTTCACTCATTGGTTTACCCTCGTTGGTTGGAGCTTGGACCTTGAGAGCCTTGGCATGCGCCAAAGCAATCATCATGCTGGCTGCCGACCGTTTGTCTTTGCGCAAAGCGTCTGGCAGCGAATTGTAATGCTTGTAGTACATTTCGGCCATTTGCTTTGTTGTCACAACTGACTTCACAATGTCATCAGCTGAGCATGCAATCATCATACCGTTGCCGGCATTTTCTGCATGTTTCCGGCTCTTGAACTCAAACACCTTGCCGGAAGAAAAGTCGAAACCGAACGTCCTCATCTCCATCTCCATTTATCGCTCTGCCGCAGGGACTTCTTCATCCTCTGGTGCGCCCAGATTCTGCAGCAATGTGTCCAACTTGATGTGAAGTGTTACTTGTGCCAAGTGTTCGTTCCACTTGTTGATGTCACCCATCTGAAAAACCTTGCCACGCTTGGTAGGGTTCAAGGAGGACGTGTCCTCGTACTCCTTGATCCGCTTCATCGCGACGTCATAAAGTGTCTTGCTCATCAGCCCTCCTCGTTGTGACGCAGAAGAACCGACGAACGCACACTGGTCGCAACAAGCTGCGCAGCCTTGTCGCCAGCGATCTCGATCACCTTGTCGGCGTCGAATGATTTGGCAGCGAGAGCGAGCTGCTCGGCGCTGAATGTCTTGCGAAGATTCTTGACGTCAATCTTGCGCGTCTCGGCCAGCGACACCAGCACATAGCAGTTGTGGCCGTCAATGCGCTCGACGCCAGTCTTGAGAATGGCCTTACGGATTTCTTCCTTGCGCAGCTCGAGAGCCTCCACTTCAGCGTGGATGCGGGCATATTCGTCAGCGAGGGTCAGGTTGGTCAGAGCGGTCATTTTCGATCTCCATTTAGCATCTGGTCGAATCGGCCAGTGAATATAGTTAACGCCATTCCGACAGAAAAGAAAACAGAAAAATTGCCCTAATCGTGAATACTGAGCAATTTTCTTTTGGGCTTGCTTTCCATGGCCTCGAGCCGCTCGGCCAGTCGCTCCCGGTTTATGATCAGAGCCTTTTCGTCAGGCTCCCATTCCCCAAATAACTCAACAGGCAAGCCATCAGATATGCCCTTGAGCAGGTCCAGCCGGACTTTCATCTTTCGCCGATTCATCTCAAGCGCCAAGTCAGCCATCCGGCGCTCGACCCAAGCCAGTCGGGTGTAAAAGAACTTGACATGGCCTGTGCCGAGCGTGTATTCGGCTGGGGCTGGGATTTTGAACAGATCTTTGCCGGCGAGGACGTTTTTGCGGACGAGCCCAAATACACGAGTGATCTCATGATACTCGGCAACAAGATGTTTGTCGCACAGCTCTTCGACCGGCACACAGTTGATGCGGGTCATCAGTGATACTCCCCAATGACCCAGCTCTTTGCGCTGTCGAGCGAATAGAAGTGATAGATGGAATTGTGCACCGTCAGAGCCTTGTAAAGGGTCACGTCACGGTTGTGCTGCTTGGTCTTTTTGATCCAGCCAGCCTCCTTTCCGAAATAGTAAACGGTCCAGAGGTTTTCCTCTTTTTCAGATTTGACGCATTCGATTGGGTTCGTCATTGAACTGCCCTCCCCTCAGTTCCGGCTGTCGATTTCGTCGACGATGTTGCTCTCGTCGATGGCGCAGATGATGGCGTCGCGGACGAAACGAGGCTCAGCGAAAGGCAGCGAAACCGGCTCGCCATCAAGGTCGGTGAACGAATAGTCCCAGTCCTCGTAGGCAGTGATTTCAATGCCGCCACGGTAGCCGCAGTCGGGCTGCGCATCTTCGCGGCACCAGCTGACGTGGAAACGGCCAGTGACGAGATACTCGAGGCCATCGATTTCAACGAAGAGGTCTTCAAAATCGTAGTACATTTTCGATCTCCATTTACCTGACCGAATCGGCCAGTAGATATAGTTAACGCCATTCCGACAGAAAAGAAAACAACTATTTTGAGGGTGGGGGACGATTTTCACCGTCCCCCGGTTTGGCTCACTGGGCCAGTGTCATTTTGAACTGAAAGATCTTTTCGCCAAGAAAAGTTTTGACATAGATCTCAACATACCCCTCGTCAATGATGACTGTGTCTTGATTTAAATCAGCGATCAAAGCATCGTCGTTTCTGATTCCAGGGAATGCTTTCAGATCAGCATCATTGAAAAGACGAAACTCTGAACGAGCAACCATTTTGAGTGCTTCGTGTGGGGTCATGTCAGTTTTCATTTTCAATCTCCATTTACCCGACCTCGAATCGGCCGGTATCATATTAAACGCCATCTTTGCTCAAAAGGCAACAAAATAGTTAGAGAAAAACTCTAGTCATTTCAGCTAGTTAAAAAATAGTTTAAAAATAGTTCAAATTGTTCGTGCTTTTTATAAAAATATGGTGCATCCTAGATCTCGCATCAAAAATGGTTTCGGATTGACCGAGCCTAAGAATGCAAGGAGTGTAAAATGGCAAAATCACCAAAAGAGCTTATCGCTGCCAAGTCGGCAGCTCTCCCCACCACCCTCGACGATCAGTTCTTCGCCCGCAATGCCGGCGACGGATTTGAGAATGTCGGTGTGCGTGACATCATCATCCCTCGCCTCACCATCCTTCAGGCTCTGAGCCCACAGGTTCAGTCCAAAAAGCCTGAGTACATTCAAGGTGCACAGATCGGGGACATTTGCGATGTTGGCACGCAGGAGATTTTCGAAGCGCCGCTCGTGTTCCTCCCGGTCCACTACGTCAAGCAGTATCTTGAGTGGGCTCCTCGCTCGTCTGGCAAGGGTCTGGTCAAGATTCACGACGACGCAGCGATCCTCGACAACTGTTCACGAGATGAGAAGAACCGTCCCACAACAAAGGACGGTAATACAATTTCCGAAACAGCTCAATTCTTCGGGCTCAATCTCTCTGCTGGTGGTCGGAGGTGTTTCTTGCCTCTGTCGTCCACGCAGCTGAAGAAGGCACGACGCTGGTTGACGCTGGCCACTGCGGAAAAGGTAACACGCGAAGACGGAACAGTGTTCACACCTCCGTTGTTTTACCGCACGTACAATCTTTCGACTGTCGATGAAAGCAATGCTGAAGGCGACTGGTCGGGATGGAAGATTGAGCGTGGTCTTAAGATGCAAGAGCTTGACAACTGGAAGTCATTGTACGAGGAAGCCATCAGCTTCCGCGATGCAATCAAGTCCGGTGCTGTGCGCGGCGACGTTGCCAGCGAGGATGG